GTCACCCGAACGCTCAAACTAAGGGCTGGACACTACGAGAAGCCCTTGCTGGGCTTTTGGATCACAAGCAGGTCGCGCCGAAGCTCTATCCGAATCAGCAAAAGCACTACGCTGAAACTAGGCGAGGACACGTGCATCACAAGCGGTTTTCGCTCAATCGACTTGACTGGAATGGTGTAGCACCAACCGTCTTGAAGACGCCCGGAAGCGGTGGGCACATGCATCCTGACGAGCCAAGACTTCTGAACACTGGTGAACTTCAGAGAGTGGCATCGTTTCCGGACGGCTTCAAATTCGCTGGCGACTGGAACGCGACAGTCAACCGCATAGGAAACAGCGTTCCGCCTCTCTTCATGCGCGCCATAGCTCGTCACGTGCGCTCAACCATTTTGGAGGCAAGCGCCGATGTCTGACGACGCCCCCACGCCCGCCCTCACGCCCGAGGGGGCAGCCGCGAAGGCCGCCGAGCTGAAGGCCAAGCGATGCGCGAACCTGATGCCGCCGACCAAGCCCGGAGAGGTCCGCAACCCAACCGGCAACAACGGCCGCAAGAAGCAGGCCGCGCTGATTCGCTGGCTCGAAGAGGCGACCGAGAAGGGACAGCCACAGACCCGCATCGAGCGCGTTTGGCAGGCGATGTACCTCGAGGCCATCAAGGGCGACGTCAACGCCGGAAAGGCGCTCATGGAGCAGCACGGGGGCAAGCCGCGGCAGCAGCTCGACCTGTCGAGCGAAGACGGCAGCATGAGCCCGCTCGGGCCGGCCCGCATCGCGACCGACCTTCGCGCGGCCATCGAAGCCGAGAAGGCGCGGATGGTGCAGGGGACGCCAGCCGATGACGCTGGTAAGTGATGAAGACGATCGTTCCGATCTTGAGCGCTCAATAGAATTCTTTGGCGGGCCGGCTCCATTCCTGGCGTGGCTAGAAACTCGTTCGCCGGCAGAGCAGCGCGACCTTGATTTCGACTGGGAATTCCTGGCGAGAAAGAAACAACTTCCACCGCCTGGCGCGTGGCGGGTCTGGTCGTTGCGCGCGGGCCGCGGATTCGGCAAAACGCGCACGGGCGCCGAGTGGGTGCGGATGGGCGTCGAGTCTGGACAGTGCGGGCGAATTGCGCTCGTGGGCGCGACCGCCGCCGATACCCGCGACGTCATGGTCGAGGGGCCATCTGGCATCCTGGCGATTTCTCCACCACGATGGCGACCCACCTACGAGCCGAGCAAGCGCCGCCTTACGTGGCCGAATGGAGCGGTCGGGACTCTCTACAGCGCCGAGGAGCCAGACCGACTACGCGGGCCACAGCATGACCGCGCGTGGGCCGACGAGCTCGCCGCGTGGGCAGCGCTCGAAGAAACTTGGGATATGCTGCAATTCGGGCTACGCATCGGATCCAATCCGCAGGTAGTTGTCACCAGCACGCCGCGGGGCTTGGCGTTCCTGCGCAAGCTGGAGGCCGAGGCCACTACCGTCACGACCAGGGGTAGCACCTACGAAAATCAAGCCAACCTGGCGCCCCCGTTTCTCGAAGCCATCCGCAAGAAGTACGAAGGCACAAGGCTCGGCCGCCAGGAAATCGACGCCGAGATTCTCGACGATAACCCCGGCGCATTGTGGAAGCGGATCCAGATAGACGCCGCGCGAGTCAACCACGTCCCACAGCTCTCTCGCATCGTGATTGCATGGGATCCGGCAACTACCAGCGACGCGACCAGCGACGAGCATGGGATCATCGCAGTGGGCGCCGGCATGTGCGCGTGCCAGGGCAAGCCCGAGCTACATGGATTCGTGCTCGAAGATTGCAGCTCCATCCTGACCCCGCGGGAAAGCTGCGACAGCGTGGCGTCGGTCTACTCGCGCCGGCAGGCAAACACGGTCATCGGAGAGACGAACCAAGGCGGGGATTTCCTCGAAGCGCTGCTCAGGTCGACCGACGAAGGAAAGCGCCTCGCCTATCGCGGCGTTCATGCCAAAGACGGCAAGCGATTGAGATCCGAACCGGTGGCCAGCCTCTACGAACAGGGGCGCGTGCATCACGTGGGCTGCTTCGCGAAACTAGAAGACGAAATGGTCACATGGGATCCGCTCAACCAGGTTGAGAGCCCCAACCGCGTTGATGCTCTCGTGCATGGGTTGACCGACTTGCTCGTGCATGCACCGCCGCCCAGCTACACCCCCACATCTGGACTGTACCGCCCGCGCCGCTGACATTTTGTCAAGCCTGTTGCCTTTTTGGCACGACTGGCCTAGTCTCGTGGCATGGCCCAAACGCCGAGTCAACAGGTATGGACGCAAATCCCGCTCTATACGAATTGGCGTTCGACCGACTCGGTCAATGACCTTGCGCACGTTCTGCGCGAGCACGAGTACGGGATTTTTTACCGCTCGTCGACGCTGTGGGAAGAAATGCTTTCAGACGATCGCATCGGCGCCGTCATCGACACCCGCATCGGCGGAATACTATCAGCCAACCTGCATTTCCAGCCAGCCGAAGAGGGTCACCGTAAATCGAAAAAACTAGCCGACATCCTAGGCGGCCACGACCAGACCGAGGATGACGGTCTTTGGCTGCGCATGATGGATCCTGACACCGCGGCCGAATTGCTCAAGTGGAAAATCGGCTTGGGAATGGCGTTTGGTCCCATCGTATGGGACACACGAGACGGCGAGTGGGTTCCGCGCGTGATTCCTTGGCATCCGCGCTTTCTTCGCTACGACTGGGGTCGGCGCGCGTTCGTGGTCATCGCACAGGAAGGCCCCGAAATCGTCATGCCACGTACCGACGAAGAGGCGAGAGGCGATGGCAAGTGGTTTTTCTGGGGCGGATACCGATCATGGATGACCGGCCTGATTCGTTCGCTCGGAATGAAGTACATCGATCGCAACTGGACCGAGCGCGACTGGGCCAGGTACTGTGAAAAATACGGGCTCAACATCATCGAGGGCAAGGTTCCCAGCGGGGCGACCGACCAGGAAAAGGCGGCCTATCAAGCCCAGCTGGTCAACCTCGGGAACGAGCCAACCATCGTCACGCCACAGGGACGCAGCAAGGATGACGCCAGCTTCGGCCTGGAAATTCACGAGTGTACCGCCCAAGGCTGGCAGGCTTTCAAGTCGCGCAAGGAATCTCTAGACACCGACATCGCCGTGCGGGTGCTTGGGCAGAACCTCACCACCGAGGTCAAAGGCGGTTCGCTCGCGGCGTCCAAGGTCCACGAGGGGATTCGCGGCGACGTCAAGCGTAGAGACGCGCACTTTTTCAAGGCCGCCCGCGAGCAGCTGCTGTGCTGGTGGGCTTTCTACAACTTCGGCGATCCCGAGTTGGCGCCGTACCCTCGGCCCGAGATTGAAGCGGCCCTAGACCCGGTGGACGAGGCGACGCAGCTCCTAACGCTCATGCAGGCGATGCAGATTGCCCCGCCAGAGGTCGACGCGGGCGCCATCCTGGAAGCGCACGGCGTGCCCGTACTCGAAGGCGACGCGCTTGCCGAGAAGATTGCCCGCATGCCGGCGCAACCCGTGCCGGGCGCGCTCCCAGGCGCACCAGCGAAGGCCAAGACGGTCAGCGACGGCACGGCCGGGCAGATGGCGGCAGCAATGGCCGGCGGTGGAGACGAGCCCAAGGATGACACCGAGGACACCACCAAGAAGCTCACGGCATCTATCGGGCAGCTCGTAGCACTCAAGGCGGGCACGGTCCAAGCCAAGCGGCAGGCCAGCTACTCCAAGACGGTCGCGGCCCGCGCGCGGCGGCTCGCAGGGCAGGCGCTGGCACCGATGATCCAGGGGCTCATGGACGGCATCGACAAGGCGCAGAGCTTCGACGACATCAAGCGGCTAGTGGTCGTGCACGCGCGCAAGCGCGGGGCAGGCGTTCCCGAGATCGCAAAACTTATCGAGCAGGTCAATATCCTGGCCCACTTGCAGGGCCGCGAGGACGTACTCCACTCGGTGATGAGGTAGCCGGTGCCAGCGGTAGCGCTCAAAGCGTCCCCGATGGTCATAGGCAGCGCCGACAAGTTCGACGAGGCGACCGCGGCGATCCGAAAGCGCGTGCCGGTAAAGCGCGACGAGTGGGACACGCTGAACACCGAGGAACGAGAGTACGCCTTCACCGTCTCGAACGTGACCGAGATGCGAGTGCTCCAGGACGTGCTCGACGGCGTGGACCGGGCCATCGACCAGGGCAGCACGCTCGACGAATTCAAGGACGAAATAGCCAGTGACCTGATCGAATCGTGGGGCGGCGAGATGCCGGGCAGAATCGAAACCATCTTCCGCACGAACGTGTTGACCAGCTACGCTCAAGGCCGCGAGGCTGTCATCTCGGCGCCAGCGGTGCGCGCCGCTCGCCCATACACTAGATTCGACGACGTGAGCAGTGACCGCGAATGCGACACGTGCGCCGACTGCGGCGGGGTAGTGCTGCCGGCCGATGACCCATGGTGGTCCACGCACTCGCCATTGCTGCACCACTGCTGCGAGTGCACGAAGACACCACTATCCCAGGAAGAGGCAGAAGAGGAAGGCATCGACGAAGCCGGCCCGGACGTGGACGCTGACGAAGGGTTCGGCGAGGAGCCATCCGCCGAGGGCAAGGACTGGACGCCGGATCTTAGCGGTTTGGATCCTGACCTTCGGGCGGCGCTTGAGGAACGGCTGGCGCGGTAGATTCCCGCTTCCCTTCTGCCCGAGCCTCAATCTGCTGTTCAAGCAAGGCCGCCGTCCCCCTGTGAATCCCGAGCTGCGCCACCGCCCTCGTGAGGGCGTTTCGGCTGAGTCCGAGGAAGTTGGCCGCCTGGCTTATTCCGCCCTTCGAGTCGGCGAACGTGCGCAGCCAGGTGACGTGCTCGGGGGTGAGGACCATATTGTGTTTGTGCTTCACAGAAAGCGATTCAACCACGCACGACGGCAATAGTCAAGACTTTAGTAACTTTAACCTTAACCTTAACCATCAACGATTGCGCCATTCTGTCACCACAACTCTGCCAATTTGTCACGACTTCTGCGACCATGGCAAACGTGGGTGAAGCGAAACGGCGCCGACAGATCCAAAACGTCATCAGTCTGGCAGTGCGCAGCGTTTCCGCATTCGACGAGCCGGCCGAGGGTTCGGCGCGAGTTGCGCCCTCGGAGTTTCGGCTTTTCCGCGCCGGCGTGAATTCAACCGCCAAGGGTGACTTTGTCTTTGACGCCGAGTCCGCCGCGAGCGTGATGGCCGCGTACACCGCGCGCCAGACGCCCTTTATGGGCGACTACGAGCACATGAGCCTCGCGCAGCCGCCGGTCAAGGCGCCCGCGAGCATCACCAACTTCGTGCCCGAGGTCCGCATGGACAGCACGGGACAGCCTGAGTTGTGGGCCACGCAAGTGCAGTGGACCGACACGGCCCGCGAACATTTGGCGGCCGGCGAGTATCGCCTCTATAGCCCCGCGTTCATGCCCGACAGCGAAGGCGTGCGCGTCGCTTACCTGATCAACGTAGCTCTGACGAATTTACCCGCGACCTACGGCCTTGAGCCGCTTGTGGCCGCTTCATCCGCAACCAGCAACGAGGAGTCCCCAATGGACGAAGAGAAACTGAAGGAGCTGGGCGCGAAGCTCGCCCAGGCCGAGAAAGACCGCGAAGAGTTCAAGGGCATGTGCCAGAAGATGTCGGACACCGTGAAGAAGCTCACGGGCAAGACGTTCGACGAGTGGGCGGCCGAAGAGTCGGCCGAGCACAACACCGACGGAGAGAGCGAAGAGGGCGCCGAGAAAGAAAAGGCGCTCAAGGCGGCCGAAGACACCAAGGCGCTCACCGCGCTCAAGTCGAAGCTGTTCGCCCTGACGGGCAAGTTCGATGTTGCCGAGGCGCTCGGCTGCGTGGCGCTGTCCGTGGCGCAGTCCAAGGAGTTCGTCGCGCTCAAGGCTCAGCTCGAAACCGAGAAGGCCGCCGCGCTTGAGACGGAGTTCGCGGGCCTTGTCAAGTCGGCCACTGCCGAAGGCAAGCTCTCGCCGTTCAACGCGGAGTTCATTGTCGGGCTCAAGGCGGACTTCGGCACCGAGCGCGCGCTTGCGGCGCTCAAGAAGGCGATTCCATCCGCGGCTATCGTTCAGCTTCGCGCCCCCATCGACCCGAAGACGGGCCACGGGCTCGACAGCAAGGATATGGAAATTGCCCGCGTGATGGGCATCAAGCCGGAACTTCTCCAAAAGCAGTACGAATCCAACTTGGTCGGTCGCTAACCGCCAAAACAAAGGAAACCCATCATGGCACTTTCAACATTCAGAGCAACCGACCGAATCGAGAACAAGGAGATCGTCGACGGCTACCTGGCCACCGGCGTTCTGGCCTACGCGGGCGGCATCGCCTGCATCGACACCTCCACTGGCTACACCGTACAGGGGCAGACCAAGCTCGGTCTGATTCCCTACGGAGTCTTTGAATCCACCGTCGACAACACGTCCAACGGTTTCAACACCGCCGGCTACCCCGTGCGCATTCGCGTGGGCACCTTCGGGCTGGCGAACAGCACCGCGGGCGACGCCATCACCTACGCAAGCCGCGGCCAAATCTGCTACATCGTCGACGATCAGACGGTGGCGCTCACCGACGGCAGCGGAACCCGCTCCCCCGCTGGCGTCATCTACGACGTGCCGCTTTCGGGTCAACCCGGATACGGGACGGTGCAAGTCACGCTCAAGTCGGCCAACGGCACCAGCCGCGCCCTCATTGATGGGACCAACGTGGCTCCCACGACGGGCACGGGCATCGGCAAGGTCAAGATCACCCTGGTCATTCCAGTCGTCGACGGAGCCGGCACCACCAACACCGACACGGTGCTGGACGCCACCTACGGGAAGATTCTAATCACCGCCGCTCGCTTCGTGAAGACGGGTTCCACCGGCGGCTCCTCGGACACTGTCCAGCTCGCCAACGGCGCGACCACCAACTACATCACCGACGCTCTCGCGCTTTCCACGAAGGCCGCGAACGTCGTCACCGAAGCGGCGCAAGTCATTCAGACCTACAACACCGTCAATGCGGGGGCCACTCTCCGCAGCGTCAACGTCCACTCCACGACCAGCGTCGCAGGCGTCTGGTACATCGACGGCGTGCGCGTGTAACCCGGAACCGGAAAGGATCACACCATGGCCCTCGAACTCAACTCAGCAACAGCACAAAAGCTCTTCGTCACCTTCCAAGCGATTTTCAACGAAACGTACACGGCGGTCCCGACGTTTTACCAGGAATTCGCCTCGGAAATCCCAAGCGGAGCGACGACTCAACTCCATCACTGGCTTGGCCAACTGCCCTCTATGCGGCAGTGGATCGGCGACAGGGTCGTGCATGCTCCGGCGCTGCGCGACTACACCCTGACCAATCTGAACTTCGAGAACACAATCGCCCTCAACAAGTTCAAGATTGCAGACGACCAATACGGCGCCTTTGGCCCGACCGTCAAGCTCTTCGCCGACGCTTGCAAGCGTTGGCCAGATGAGCAGATGGCGGCGGCAGTTGAAGCCGCCACCACGGCGCTCTGCTACGACGGCCAAGCGATGTTCGCCACGGCTCACCCGGTGAGCACGACGGACTCGACCCAGGGCACCTACAGCAACAAGCTCGTGGGCGCCACCTACGACTGGGCCGCCGATCCAATCGGTGCGTGGCAGCGCGGGTCTGAGGCCATGGCCGCCTTCGTTGGCGACTCGGGCAAGCCGCTCGCGCTCGTTGCGGACACCGTCATGGTTCCACCGCAGTTGCGACGTTGGGCAGTTCAGGCCGCGAAGGCCGAGCTGGTTCCCCAGACGTTCACCAGCAACAGCAACGCCAACGCATCGGCGGCGGGCGTGGGTAACGTCTACGTTGGCGACTTCACCGTCATCGTGAACCCCTACCTGACCTCGACCGCGGCCTACATCATGTGTCGCAACCGCCCCGTGAAGCCGTTCGTTTGGCAGCTTCGCCAGGCTCCCGTGTTCACTCCAGCCATTGACCCGGCCCTACCCAATGTGTTTTACGGGCAAGAGTTGGTCTACGGCGCCGAGGCGCGCGGTGTTGCCGGGTACTCGCTTCCCTGGCTCGCCATCCGAATGTCTGCGTCCTAACCCCATCGTGGGCCGGGCCTGTCACTAGATGGGCCCGGCTCCCCAACCCTGCAAAGGAGCACCAATGTCCGAGGTAACGGAAGAGGTAACCCAGAAAGGCACGGTCTGGCTAGTCCGTGCGGCAGACCGGACAAGCGCCGGTCACCCAGGCATTTGGACGCGCGACCGGTTCTGGACAAGCGCCACGGACACCGAAGTCATCGTCCTCGACGAACTGAAGTGTCCGACCATCCCAAATCAGCACATCGCGGGCCGCACACTTTTGCACCCGACGATCATCGGACAAGAGGAGTGGGCAGGCATCCGTGCCAATCCGCAGCTCACTTGCCGGCGCAAGGATGAAGCGTCGGGAGCTGACGATAATGTCGCGCTCGTTCGTCGCATCGCAGAGCTCGAAGCCGAACTCGACCACGCTCACGAAACGATCAAGGGGCTCGCTGACCAGCTCAGCGTGAGCACCGCGAAGGCCAAGGCCAACGAAGATTTGCTCGAACAAGCCACGAAACCCAAGCGCAGGTAAAACATCATGGCAGCCGGCGACCTCAAGCAGCTCATTTTCAAGGGCACCGTCAACGACATGAGCAACACCTTGCTCAGTCAATGGGTGTGCATTCCACAAGGGACTGCTTACGTTTCTGTTGGGCTCGGATGGCCTGCGACTGGCTCGCCCAACGGCGCGTTCTCGATCAACTTCTCGAACCACGGGATACAAGGGACCGCCGGCAAATCGTACACGTTCACCATCACACCCCAACCGGCTGGCTCGGCGGGGACTTGCTTGATCGCGAGCATCCCGCCGGCCGCGCCGTTTATTCAAATCGCCTACACGCCGAGCAGCGGCGGCACGGGCGCAGTTCTCACCGACGACACCGGAACCGCCGGAACTCTGCCCACGATGTCCTTTCAGCGCTACACGGACACATAATGATTCTCCCCTCAGCCGCATATTGCACAATCGCCCAGCTCTCCCTTTACGGGATCCGAGCTGAGGCGATTGCCAATGTGGACCCTTCGATCCTCCAGGCCAACATCGGCGCGGCTAGCGATGTGATTGACAGTTACCTCCGGTCACGTTTCACCCTTCCCCTGTTGGCCTGGGGGTCGGACATAACCGGCGCGTGCGCGAAGATTGCCGTTTACACGATCATTCAGGCCCGCGGATTCAATTCGGCGCGGGCGTCGGACGAACAAATCAAGGCGGCTTACGACGAGGCGATCCACTGGCTCGTCGACATCTCGAACAGCAAGGCGACGCCGAACGTGGAAGACTCGGCGCCGGCCAGCTTCCCCGGGCAGGTGCAGGGCGGGGGCACGGTGCAGGTTTCGTCATATCAGCCTCGCGGGTACACCTCGCAGGGCAATTGCTACGGCGGCGCGTTCGTGGGGAGGCGGTAACGTGGCAGGCGTGACGTTCAACCGCGCTCAACTTGAGGAGCGCATCCGTCGGCTTGCGCAGATTCAGGCCAACGCGCATCTTCCGGTGTTGTCGCAGTTGATCGCGGCGGGCGGCGTGAAGCTGACCATGGATTGTTTCCGCAACGAGCGCGACCCCTACGGCAAGCCGTTTAAGCCGTTGGCGCAAGAGCGCAGCCGTGACAAGCGCGCCCGCATCGCGCGTGAACGCTCGGGGAAGAAGTCGCGTGGCCACAAGATTCTCACGGACACCGCGCGTATGCGGAACAGCACCGCGCCGGTATGGCGGGGGAACGCGGGGGGCGTGGCAATTGCTACCGGCTACGCGGCGGCGCACCAGAACGGCGCGCATATCTCCCCGCACTCTCGGCTTGGTGGTCAGTTCGCCAACTTGCGCGAGAAGGGCAAGCATATCATTGCCAAGCGGGCAACCTACGCGAACGGCATCACGATTCCGCAGCGGATGATACTGCCCGATGCTGAACACGGTATGCCTTCCACGTGGAACGCGATGATCGGCAAAGAGGCCAAAGGCTTGCTTGGCCGGTGGGCCAACGAAGGGAAGCGGGCATGAGCGCCGCCCCTGGCAATCTCGCGACAGTCATCGGCGCCATTCTTGACGACGTCAAGCAAAGCTATTGGGAGGCCAACGGCGATGTCAATATCTTCGGCCCGCGCGACGATGCCGCGCAGGCTGGCCCGCGCTCGATCTACTGGGCGCCGCTGCGCGAGGGCACCTGGCAGGCACCAAAGCGCCAGGGCCAGACGGGCACGGCCGGCGCGCTGTGGACGCGGCCTATCGAGGTTTCGTTCTTGATCTTCGGCGGGCTCACTGCAAACCCGACCTGGGTCAACACAGCGGACACCAACGAGCAGGCCGCGGGCCGCGCTACCATGCACGACGCCGACGAGACGGAAGCGTTGCTTGCCAATCTCGTGAACGCGATCCATCGCAAGGTCGGCGGGACGTTCAACTACAGCGATCCGTCGGTCGAATGGTTCATGCCAGGGCGCGACGGGATCGGCATGTCGTGCGAGTTCAAAGTCACCATCTACCTGCCCCTGGTCCGCGAGGACAACCCGACCGTCACGGTCACAGGGCTCAACCCCACACCGGAGATCGTTCACCCATGAGCGAAGACACCACCGAGGGCCAAGACCTCAAGCGGACAGTCGGAGAAATCGCGACCGAGCGCGGGCATCTTCCCGCGACCACCAAGGGCGGCAAGATCCGCCCCATCGTCCATAACCCCAATCACTGGCGGCTCGTGGCGGTCAAGCATTTCACCGGGTGGGACGACCAGAGCTTCGTCACCGAGGACGAATACGACAAGGCAATCGCGTCGACCGACGTGGTCATTCGATAAGGAGCGCCCATGGCAATTCCAAGCACAAACATCACCTTTCAAGACGGCAACCTCGGGATCATCTCCGGGGGCGCCGGGCGCAACCAGGCCAAAGTCGGCGTCAGTGCGGGCGGCATCCCCGGCACCGTGTACGCCATCGGCAGCACCACGGCGGCGACTCAGACGCTGGTTGCAGGACCGCTCTACGAAGCGGCTGTGCAGTTTCTCAGCGTGGCTCAGGCCCCACTTTTCGTGTGCCCGTCCAGTCAGGACAGCGCGGGCGGCATCGCCTCGCCGTTGACCCTCACGGGATCGGGACCGCCCGCGACCGTGACGGCGACGCTCGCCCCATTCCAACAGATCCTGATCAAGTGCTCAACCGGCGGCACCGTCGGCACCGCGGCCTTTCAATTCTCAGTCAACGGCGGCGCCTACACGACGGCCGTCGTCAGCCAGGGCACCACGTGGGTCTACCGAGTGCCTGGGACTTTCACCAACTTGACATTCTCTCCGGCCACCTACCGGCTCGGCGACGTCTACACCCTGCCGACCACGGGCGTAGTGAGTGCGAGCGCTCCCGCTGGCGGCCCGAACACCATCACGCAGGCATCCTCGCCCGTCGACATGTACCAGGTGTCTGTCACCATCGTGACCGGCGGCGCGGTCGGTACTTCGCAGTTCACCTACTCGCTCGACGGCGTGTTTGTTTCGCCCATCATCACGACGGCGGCGACCTACATCATCCCGAACTCTGGCATCATCATCGCCTTCGCGGCCGGGACCTACGTGGTCGGCGACGTCTACACGGCGGCCTACTGCGCGCCCGCGGGCAGCAACACGACCTCGGTGCAGAATTCGATCAACGCTCTGCTGGCGAACCCCAACGCTTGGGAGTGCGTCCACGTTGTGGGAACGCCGTCGAGCTCGGCGAACGCGGTTCTACTCAATACGGCCGTGGACAGCATCATGCAAACGGCGGCCACCAACCACCAGTACGTCTTCGGCGTCATCGAACAGCCGACCGTGGGAACCCCAAGCGCCAGCGGAGTCAACGCCGCCGACACGGACTCGACCATCGCGACCGCATGGGCCTCTGTCGCAAGCAACACCGGGCGCATGATGGTCTGCGCTGGTGACGTTGAACTCGTTTCACCGACGAGCGGTTGGAATCTGCGGCGAAACAACGCATGGGTCGTCACCGCGCGCATGGGCGCATCGAAACTGTCCGAGAATCCCGGCAAGGTTCTTCTCGGGCCGGTTCCAAACATCGTCGCCCTCTACCGCGACGAGAACATGACCCCGGCACTCGACGCCGCTCGTCTGATGACGATGCGGACGCTCCCCGGTCGTGGCGGATACTACATCACCGATGGCCACACCATCGCGGCGCAGGGCTCGGACTATTCGTCAAGCATGAATGTCAGGGTAGTGAACCGGGCCGCCTCGATTGCATTCGCGGCCTTCTCGCTCTACCTGAACAACGATGTCAGGGTTGACCCGACCACCGGCTACATCGACGAGCGCGACGCTCAGCAGATCGAAAAGAAGATCACCGGCATCCTGCAAGCCCAGCTCATGGGCTCGCCCGGTTCGTCAACTGACGAGTGCAGCTCGGTGTCGGCAACACTGTCCCGCACTGACAATCTACTCTCGACGGCCACGCTCAACGCCACGGTCGCGATTGTGCCCAAGGCGTACTTCCACACCATCAACGTCAACATCGGGTTCGTCAACCCGTTGCTGTAAAGGAGCACCCATGCCCTCGCCGCTTCAATACCCAAACATCAACGGCTTCGACTTCTCGTGGTCGTCGGTGGAAATCTCAATCGGTGGCATCAAGAATGTGGTGCAGTCCAAGTCGCTCAAGTACAAGGACAACCGCACCATCGGGAAAATCTTCGGCACGTCGGTCAGGAAGATCGGCCGCACGCGCGGGCAGCTTGACCCCAATGGTTCGTGGGAAGTCTACCGCGCGGCATGGGATCAGATCATGGCCTACGGCTTGCCGGGCGCTGGACTGATCGGGTTCGGCGAAATCCCGGTCGACATCCACGTCTCATACGCCGAACCGTCGATGCCGAGCTACATCACTTCCGACGTCTTGAGGGGCTGTCTCTTGCTCTCCCCCGAGGGCGGTGGGTCCGAAGGGACCGACGGCCTGACGGTCCCCTTCGAGCTCGACATCATGCAGATCGAATGGGGTAAGAACCTTGCGACCGGCGGAATGGGCTTCACCCAGCTATCCGCAGCCCAAGGCGCAATCGGCTTGATTCCAGCAGTCCTGAACGTCTAACCCGCAAACTGAGAGGTAACTCACGATGCCCACCACTGAGAAAGAAATCAACGAAGCCATCGCCGCGGCAAAGGCTGCGGCGAACATCACCTATGATGTGCTGGTGTTCGAGGCTCCCGAGAAGTCGCCCGGAGCAGACGACGGCGAGACATTCGCGTTTCGCCGCCCATCGTCGGCCGAGTGGATGCGCTACCGGAGCGAGCGGGTCAGTGACAGCACCTTAGCTCAGGTGGCATCGCTCAAGACGCTTTGCCAGGCGTGCCGGGTCTACCCCTCCATGGTGGAATTCATGGCGGCCATCGATGCGCGGCCCGGCCTGGTCGAGAGCATCGGTAACGAGTTGATTCAGTACGCGGGGGCCGAGAAGGCAAAAAAAGTCAGGCGGCTGTAGCGGACTGGCGCACAGCCAAGAAAGACTTGCTCCAGATGGCCGACGCGCTCCTAGCTTTCCGGGACGGAAAAGACGACGAGCTAGGCTATTTGGGCGCGATGTTGATCGCGCAGGGAATCCATAACCTTGAACGATGCGCAGACGTGGCAACCCTCTTCGTATCACCGAAACGGTGACAAGTGGCAGACGGCATCAAATTTCTCGTCGAGCTCGACGGCAAGACAGCCGGCGCGGCCGATGCTGTCAAGGGGCTCAAGGACGTAGAGCACGCAGCCGACGGAGCCGGCCACTCTCTGGCCGAGCTGGGCCGTAAGGAATTCCCGAACCTCACCCGCGACATCTTCAAGGCCGAGTTTGCCCTTGATGCCCTCAAAGAAGGCGCGCACCTCGCCTTACGGGGCATTGAGGCGCTCGGCGATGTCATCAAGGAGACGATCAAGAATGCGGCCGAAGAAGAGCGCACCGGTGCCGTCTTCAAAAACATGCTCGGGGACGACGCAGAGGAGACGCTTCGCTATCTCGCAAAGTTCGCAGACCTTACGGAATTCACCGGAAACCAGGCCAAGGAATTTGGCGCCGAACTCACCCGCGCGGGCTACCGCGGGGACAAGTTCCACGATGCACTCGAAGGCATAGCGGACGCTGCCGCACAATCGCTGCATCCGCTCGAAGCCGCCCAGGATGCCGCCTCAGCGTTCGCGAAGATGGAACGCACCGGGAAGGTCGACCGGCGGGTTCTCGCAGGACTTCAACTCGACCCGCGAGAGCTGACAGACTCGCTCGCCAATGCGCTTGGCATGTCCAAGGAGGCCGTCAAGAAGGGCCTGGACGAAGGAACGATCCCCGCGGCTGCGGCGTTCGGCGCTGTGCTAGATGGGATCGCAAAGAAGACCGGCAAGAAGGCGGGCGAAGCCGCCAGCGACATGGCCGGCAAGATGGAATCGAGCTTGACCCACCTGAAGGATCTGCCCAACCGGATCATGATGGGAGTCAGCGAATCGCAGGGCATGAAAGACCTGCAAGTAGGCCTTGACAAGATGTTGGAGACGTTCAATCCGGATAGCGAAACCGGAAAGGCGATGATCGCGGGGCTGACGGATCTCATCGGAGAGATCGGGCAGGCGTTCAAAAACGTTGACTGGAAGGACGTTGGGAAAGACGTCCAAATGCTGACAGATGATCTCAAGGGCCTCATTGGGCCGCTCGCCAAGACGGCGGGCTTCATCATCGACATTTACAGGGCACTTCATGAATTCGGGGGACGCATCGGCGAGCAAGCGGCGGATCGCGGGCTTGCCTACCAGCGTGAACAGTTCCGCACGATCAAGAATCGACACTTGACCGGGGAAACGGAATCAGCTGAGGATAGATACGATCGAGTCGAGGTCGAGAAAAAGGCCAAGAACGACGAGGCATATCAGCAGTATTTAGACTCGCGGCCCAAGGAAGTCGCCGGGCCGCTTTCGTCTTTACCACCGGCGCCGATGTTAACATCGTCTGCGATGCCTCCGCTGCCCGCTGCGCCTGCGCCCATGTCGTCGAGCAAAATCACGACCAACCACATCGGAGCGCCGCAGGTGACGGTCAATTTGTACGGTGCCCATGGCAACGCTCAGGAGACCGGGCAGGCCGTAGCCGAGGGCGCAGCCAAGGGTACAAGCGCGGCCATGACCGAATCGCTCCAAAACTTCTCAAGCGTCATGGAACGTAACGCGACCATGTCGGGACTGGGGCCATAGATGGCGTCCATCACGAAACAGCAACCGGCCACGAAGATCAAGGGTGTGCCAATCGATCAGAGCCAATATGGATCGGCTCTCGATGCATCGATGTTGCAGCCGTTTTGGGACAACGGAACTCCCATTCCCGGCGGCGGGCCCGGCGGCTTCGACATGTACGGGATCGAGGGCGACTTGTTCGCCCCGAACCCATGGGATCGCGTGACCCTCGGCGGGTATGGCCTGCCTGGGATTTGGAACGCGGTCGCGAAGCCGTCAATTCAGATCGACGTCCAAAAGCCGAAGGGGCTCGACGGCGCGGCCCTCGTGATCCGTGGCTACAACCCGGCGAAGAATATCACCCTGACGGGAAAGCTTTGGACGCCTAGTCAGTGGGCGATGTATCAGACGGTCTTCCCAAAGATTTGGAACCGCCCGGACAAGGTCTCGGCCCAGTCGGTTGTGCTGGGCAAGACTGGGAAGGTCGGGGCTGAGCAGAGGGATCAAGGCGCAGTGGTAGGAGAACAGCGCTCACTTTCTATCGTCAACCCAGCGATCAATCAGCTCGGGATTCACACCATCGTCATCACGGCGCCATCGACGCCAGAGCCCGGCGACCAGCCCGGCGAGATGAAGATCATCTTGACGGCGGTCGAGTACGTTCCGGCTCCGAAGGTTTCCAAGTCGGCGGTCAAGTCGGTGAAAGGACAGCAAGACACGCGCAAGCCCGGCGCCTTGACCAACAAGATCAACGGAGCACTGGCCGCCAACGGCAAGGGCAGCCCAGCCCAAACGAACGCGGGACCGTGATGCTGCAAATCACGCTACAAGATGGCTCAGTTTTCCAGGTCACGAACGGGGACTTACACTTTCCGCGCACGGGGCTTTGGATGGCCGACATTTCCGCGAATGGGCTTGAGCCGCCAGTCGGGAAGATCACCGTCACGCTCGCCAGCGTCATCATGCCGGCGGCGGTGGTTCGGTCAGAACTCGTCTTGGGTAGCGTCCACGTGCGACTCGTCGGCGGCTCCGGCGGGCTGTCCAATATCGCCACCAAGAAGCACTTCCGCCGGCCGACCGTGCGCCAGGTGCTCGCCCAGCTTCTTGGCGACGCCGGGGAGACGCTTTCGGCTACCTCCGACCCTGTTACCCTCAACACCACGCTCGAAGCCTGGACGACGATGGCAGACCCCGGCGGGGCTGTCATGGCCGCCCTATGTGAAACTATCGGCAAGGGCGTCACCTGGCGAATGCTGTTCGATGGGACGGTATGGATTGGCCCGGAGACGTGGCCAGCGTGCCCGACGCCGTTTCGATCGATGGAAGAGAACGGCTCATCGGCGACTGAGCTGATCGGGACAGACGTGCCGGCGGTGTGGCCTGGCACCACGTTGAACGGGCGCCAGGTCGACTTCGTGACCCACCACCTCGACGACGAGCGCACGACGGTCATGTACGTGACCAACCCCGGCGCGGCCTTGGACAGGACAAAGTCAGCCTTTCGCGCGCTCCAAGCGAACGACCCAACGGCGGCCTACCGCACCCTATACCGTGGCAAAGTCGTGGCTCAAAACGGCGATTCTGACCAGGTGGACGTGCGCCCAGACGACCCCGACTTGCCCGACATGGCCCAGCTACCGCTCCGCCACGGCATCCCCGGTGCGCGCGTTTCGGTCGAGCTTGGTTCCTATCTCGTGGTCGGCTGGGACAACGGCAGTCCTGACAAGCCCTTCGCGGCGCTGTGGTCGGGCGACTTGGTGCCGCTCAAGGTTTCGTTTCAGGCCGAGCAGGTTAACCTAGGCAGCAAGTCGGCGAGCCACCCGGTGCCCCAAGGCGACAACTTGCAAACGATGCTCAATGCTCTGTTGCAGGCGTTGACGACATTCTCGACGGGGCTGAACTCTGGGACATTGTCCGCGCAGGCGGTGACCTTGGCCGGCGCTCTGCCGGTCATCAAGGAAATGCCCTACCTCTCGCCCACGGTGAACGTCACATGAGCAACGCAGCCGATCCCCTTGGCGTCGACATCCTCGCGGTAACGGACATTGATCCGCACTTCACGCTAGTGTGGGGACAGCAGAACTTGCAAGCAGCCTTGCTTCGTCGAATTTCTTCACCCGCCGGCTGCATGGTGGCCATCGGGGGCGACTCGGACTACGGATACGACCTGCCCGGCCAGCTCAACAACGACGTCTCACAGTCCGAGATGGCGGGCATCACGGCGCAGACACAGCGCGAACTCGACAAGGATCCGCGCGTGCAATCGAATGTGCCTTCGCTGGTACTGACGGGGGATCCCTAATGGGCCTGAATCTGCGCGTACAAGGTGAGTCCGCCGATGGGCCTTTCACGTTCATCGCTTCGATTGGCGACGTGTCGGTCGAGTTCCTCAACCAGGGCAACCCACAGGTGCCGCTGGTGGGGCAAGCGGCGGTCGCGCAACAGGTGACGCTCATCTCGCAGACCGGGCCGCAGGGAAACCCAGGCATACAAGGCGCGGGCGGCGGCGGGGGAATCAGCGGCGGCGCACTTGTGGCGCCCTCTTTTGACGGCGTCTACGCGAGCGACGTCACCACCGAGTCGGTCATGGATGAAAGCCTCGGCAACTTCACGCCGGGCGGCGCTACCCTCACGGTGCACCTCACTTGCTACGGAAAGGTGCCCAGCGGCGGGACTGGCACCGTTGCAATTCGAGTGGGCGGAACCGACGAAGGCATTGACGGCGTGGTCGTGGTGAGCGCGGCCATCTCCAGCGTTTCGAGCTACCAGACGATCACGACCTCGGCGACGTTCTCGAACCCAGGCGGAACCCAGCCCGTCAAGCTGACCCTGCAATCAAGCGCCACGGGCGACGACGTGATCGTCAAGGGCGTGGAAGTGAGCATCACATCATGACGACCCTCTCGGATCTGCTTCAAGCGCGAAATCAGACGACCCTTCAGGCGATCTTGCTCGGATCGATGCAGGCGAACAACCTGCCCGTGACTGACTGGTATGAGGGCGGCGTCGCGTTGACCATCATGCAGATGTTCACCACGGGGCTGCTCGACCGCGAGAACCTGATCCCATTTTTGGCCGGCGCCAACTTCCTCGACTACGCCTCGACGATGGTGGACGCAAACGGAAACCTGATCGACGGATGGATGGAGTTGCTCGCGTGGAACGGCTACGGGCTGAACCGAGTCCCCGCGACCTACACGAAGATCTATTTGACCCTGACTTGCACTTCCGGCCCTGGTCCGTACACGCAGCCGGCGGGGGGCATCATTGCCTACTCGCCCAGCACGGGAAACAACTACACGAATACGGATGTGGTGACGATCCCCAACGGGGGCAGTGTGACGGCGGTTTTCCAAAGCCAGACGCCTGGGGCCATCGCCATCGACGCCGCTGGCTCGGTCGTTGCGATGGTGACACCACTTCCTGGCGTGTCGGTGTCGAATCTTACAACCGCTGCGGGGCAACCGACGAGTGCCATCTCGGGCACAGGCACCATAGCTGTCACCTCGACCGGCATCACGACGACCCTGCGCACGGTGGTCATCACGTTCACGACGGCGGGCAGGGTGAGCGATCATTCTGCCTACTTCACCGCGACGGTCTACCAGGGCACAAGCCAAACCGTACTCGGTCCATACGCGGCGAACGCGACCTATACACAGGGGGATCTAACGGTAACCCTTACCGATGGGCCAGTTTCGACAACGAGCTTCAACGCTGGCGACACGTGGACGGTGAGCGTGCCGGGCAGCCCGTATCTTCAGATCGGAACCGATAAGGAGACACTTGCGGCGCTGGCCACTCGGTGCCGCGGGCAGTTTCCATCACAGTCGCCGATTGCAACGCCAGGGCGCTATGTCGCGTGGGCGCAAGCATGCAACGCCGCCCAACACCTCGGGCTCACAAAGTTTTGGTCGCAGCCGTCGATTGTGGTGGCGGGACAAGAGGACGTGTTTCTGGCCGGGCCGACTGCGACTGCCACCCCGACGCAAGTGTCGGCGGTCCAGAGCTATACTGACGTGAGGGTGTCAGACATCGAGAGTGCCAACGTCCAATCGGCTGCATCCCTGACCGTGAATCCGACCGGGACCGTCTACACCCATCGAGGGACAACTGCGAGCGTGCAAGCCGCAGCTACAAAATCTTGGACCGCCTATATTGCCGCCCTCCCCATCGGGGGCAGCCAGCCGGGGGGATTCGTTCTGTTGTCCGAGCTTGAGCAGGCCATCATGGATGCAGGCGCCTACGATACCTCTGGCCTGATGCTCAACAGCTCGGCGGCGAACATCACACTATCTCGAACTTCGTGTGCGGCGCTTCCGAGCGGCGACTTGTCCACTCAGCTCACTTGGCTGGAGGTTGCATAGTGGCTGGCCAGACCTACCAGGCGTGGCTACAGCAGCCCGAACACGACGGGATGCCGAACGGGCCGCCGTGGGCGCACGGTCAGAACTCTAACGCCATCTGGTCCGCCGTGGGCGCCGTTATGGATGACCAAGTCACCAAGATGCGAGCGGCGGCGAAGTTGCGCGGTCCAGACTACTGCGCCAGCGTCGGCGCGCTCGACGCTTTGTTGGAGCACGGAAACGATCGGCTTCTTCCGCGCGGGTCTGTTTCTACTCCAGGCGCAACCGACGAAGCATTGACCGCCTACGCGGCCAGACTCGATCAGGCGTGGACCACTTGGGCTCAAGCCGGGATGCCCCTCGGACTTCTGACTCAGCTCAAAGTTGCGGGATTCCCAGCGACCCAAACCTACCTTGTCAATCACATTGGGAAAATCTACGTTCTAGACGGAAGTGGAAATCTCACAATCTTTGCAGCCGGGGCGTGCTCGAATCGAATGAATATGCTCGGCACCATCCCATCGCCCCTCTTGAATGGGTTCACGCTCGATGTGCGCGATCAGTTCTATTCGCACTTCATGATAATTTTCAGCACCACAGTCACCGGGCTCGCAAACACCGACGGAAACTCCGCGAAGGCATGTCTGAATCAAACGGTGCAGCGGTGGCGCAGTGGTGGGGCAATCTATGAGGGCGCCTCAATGATTACGAGCGGTAATCCTCTGCTTGGATGGCCGGCAGGGCGACTGCTCGGCAGCCTTGGCGCCGCGACGCTCGGCAGTCTCGGGACCGCAATCTTCATCGATCCAGGCATCACCACTGAATAGAGGAACCAATGGCAACACCATACACAGGCAACCCAACAGGAGTCCAAGCACCGGACGTCGCGCCCGCATGGGGCACTATGCCCGTTTTCAACCTCCCCCAGGATGGCGTCGACGAGATCAACGCCTCGACGTGGGCGCAGGCTTACAAGAGCGCGGCGGACCACCTTGCATTCCTGTTCAAGAATTTGGCCGGGTTCCTTGGCGTGACCGCTTGGAAAAGCACGCTCACCTATACCCAAGGTATGCTAACCACAGACGTTACCGACTCTTACAACACATACCGGGTTAAGGTCGGGCACACGTCAACGGTCGGGACGAAACCGTCTTCAGACGGCAGTAACTGGGAAAAGTGGGGACACAGCTACACAGATATAGCGGCATTGCTCCCCACCACGGCCGCAACGGCTTCAGTTACTGGAGTTTCAGCCAACAATGGCGCCACGCTCGGGACGATTCTGCAAACGCAGATGGGCAGCTCTACGATTTTTCTCGAGGTGATGGGAAGGGTAACGATACCCTTGACCGGGGGAAACGGCGTCACGGTCATCACGCTATCTGCTGGAGCGGCAATGCCATCGGGGATTTATTACGAATCGGCGAATTATGCCGACTTATCCCCATCAACAACCATAGTAACAATCAAGTCACTCGGTGCCAACACCTCTCAAATCATCGTGAGCAATGCGGGAGCCGGATCGACCTGCGTGGTGAGCTTCCGACTAGCCGGATACTAGGATGGCCAAGGGTCCGCGCCGACTTTGGGGATTGAACCGCGACGGGCAAGGAGCCGTCACGGGGCGCAATCTCGGCGCGCCCGTTGCCCCGGCGGATGCGGCTCGGCTGGAGGATTTGCCCCAGCCGTCGCTGGCGATTCCAACCATGGACGGCGGAGGAGGCAGCGCTGGCGACCCGAGCGATCTCACCTACGCCAAGGGGACGCATCAACATCCGGAAGTCCCACCGCTCCCGCCGGCCGTGGTCGCCTCGACCCTCTACCCATCCGAAATTCCCGATCCGCTTCTGCGCGCACCCTGCACTGGCTACACGGCCTATGCGATGGGCTATGGATTCTCCTTTAGCCAGTGGACGCAGATCGCAGGGGTGAGCACCTGGCAGGCCAACAACGTTGGCTTCCTTTATCGCTACAATGACGTCGCGAATGTCGTTGTCGAATTTGGTGAGCGCTTGTTTGTAGATCCGTTTTACAGCGAGCCATCGTCGATGATGCGCGCTGGAATCTACGAGGTTCTCCACACCGGAAGCTATTCCGTCAAGGCAGTCATTCGTCGCGTCGCCGACGCCAATACTCCCGCCGGGCTTTGCCACGGTATGGTGGTCGAGGTGCAAGATTCCGGCGATGGTACGCCTCGTTGGCGGACGCTGACCACGGCCGACCCTATCGTGGTCGACACCACTACGCTGACGTTCGCGACGGCGAGCAGCTACACGTCCACGCTGGCCTATGAGCTATTGACCGGCCCGCAGCTCACCAGCGAAGGCGCCAGCAACGAGACGCTCGATATGTCGTGGACATACTTATCTGGCGATGCCGAGGGGCCGCAGAACTTCATCACCTTGGCGGGTACGCCTGGACTCAGCTCGCTGACGGCTGGACTTTGGACTGCGAATCTGCCCGAGGTCTACGTCGACGACGATTCGACAGGCGTAACGGTGTTCAAGTGGAAGATTTTGAAGGACGACGAAGGCGTAGGGACTGACCTATTCGAGATTGTCTCCCCGCCGCTCACCATGTCTGCTGTCCCGATGGCCCCGCAGTACAATCAAGCGGCCGACATCCCTTTCGGACCAACGTCAAAGCTCGTCGCGATTCCGGTGTTGAGCACGACCTCGCCGACGCCGGTCACGATTTTTCTGCGCTATAGCGACCCGTCGCACGCCACGTGGATCAAGTGCCCATTCGCGCTCGCGATGGCCGGTATCACCCCGAGTGGATCCATCGTCGTCCCCCTGGTCGACACCTATCCGACCCTGAGCACGACGCCCGTGGTCCCAGCGGCCGCGCAGACGGTAGGCGACTTCGACAACCTGCCCACCGGCTCCATCCCCGTCGAGCTGAACGGTTGGGCGAACGCCGACGTTGGTACCACCGGGACGATAGCTGTGATGATTGGCGGCACCAAGGACACCGCCGACGGCACGACCGCGGCCACGATGACCTACACGGGGACGGGCTCCTACACGCAGATTTTGCTTCAGGCGAGCATCACGAATCCAGGCGGCAAGCTGCCGGTCAAGCTGGTGCTCTCGTCGAGCGACGCCGCCCACGTGCTTTTGGTCCAGGGCCTGTCGCTCGTCATCGGCACGGGCAGCGCTGGTGCCGGAGGTGGAGGCGGCGGTGGCGGCGCCAACGGGCTCAAGACCACGGCTGCCGCAGCCACCGTCACGACCACCACCGAGGTCATTGTAGCGCAACTCCCCATCCCGGCCAACTCACTCAAGGTTGGAAGCGTGTTTCGCGTCTCCACCAGCTACCACCCAGCAGCCACGACCATCATCACTGGGCGTCTGCGCGTCGGTTCGGCAGGTACAACCAGCGACGCTGCTGTCGTGACCTGCTACGCTACCGCCGCCACCAACGCGGGCACGCGCTACGCCGAATGCATCTCGGGCGTGCAGGCTATCGGGGCGAGCGCCACGCACTTGGGTGCGGGACAAGAAGAGGTCGGAGCCATCGGGGCGAGTGGCGTACAGGCCGCAACATCGGGAACATTCAACAGCACGGTCGCAAATTACGTGAGTTTCAGCCTGCAAAACACGAGCAGCACGACCACAACCGTCTACGCGGCGGCTCTGGAAATCCTGTCAAACTGAGTATACATGACCCTACGCAAAGACATCTACATCGACGCTGCGATTCTGGTGGCTTTCTTCACGACCGGCCTGGCCGTCATTTTCGCCGCGTGGGCCGCATGGGGCTGGATGTTCGGCGGCGTGGAAAGGTTCTCTCGATGAGAAGCGGAGCAATCATCCTGGCAACGATGTTGCTTCTGGCTTGGGCCATCGACGTCGCATGGAAGGTGTTCGCATGAAACGCACGCGCGCGATTCTCCTCGGTTGGTTCATCGTCTCGCTGGCGCTGCCGCCCGCCGCATGGGGTGTGACCACGACCGAAGGCACAGACGGAACATCCGGCCCGGCCGGCGCTGCCCAGAAGGACGCCACGACCATCAACGCCAGTCACAAGACCGGGCAGGTGTTTTGCTCGCAGGCTTCCCGTGGGGCGGTCGTCAACTTGCCCGGCGGATCGATCATCACGCTGAACGCGTGTTCGACCAGTACCATCCTATCAAACGACATTGGCACTGCAATACCACAAGCCTGGGCTATTCCCGTCGCCGACTCCAACGGTGGCCTTAATGCGTGGATCAATCCATTAGGGACTACCTGGGTCAGCCGAACACCCGTGCCCAACAACTCGGCTAGCTGGTACGGCATCACATATAACGGAGGTCGCTTCGTCTCTGTCGCCTACGGTGGATCTGACGGTCTACACCAGGTGATGACATCGCCCGATGGAATCCAGTGGACGGTACGGACAACATCGTCGGACATCAACCAGCAATGGACCAGTGTAGTTTTCGGAAACGGTGTTTTCTGCGCAGTCTCGCAGAATGGCTCAAGTCACCAGGCAATGTCATCGCTTGATGGCGCAAATTGGACACGGCAAACTACACCCACTACCACCAATGCGTGGCAGTCGGTAGCATACGGAAGCGTATATGGATTTGTCGCAGTTGCGAGTACAGGGACTGCAAATCAGGTCATGACTAGCCCCGATTGCGTGACGTGGACACTCGGAACAGGTATCCCATCTGCCGCGTGGAACAACGTGTGGTACGCCAATAACGTCTACGTCGCTGTCGGGGACGCAGGCGCGGCTATGTCTTCGCCAGATGGCACGACTTGGACAAGCCACTCTACCCCAGCGGCTAACAACTGGTTTGGCCTCACATATGGCGATGGATTGTGGGTTTCAACCTCGACATCCGGCATGGGCAACCGAGCAATGACCTCTGTAGATGGCGCAAATTGGACGGGGCAGACAACCCCTGCGGACAATAACTGGCGCGCGTTGAACTATGGCGAAAAGACTTTCGTAGCCGTGGCATCTGGAGGCTTCCCAAATCAGGTCATGACCTCACCCGACGGCGTGGCCTGGACCCTACGCAGTAACCCAACAAACCATAGCTGGACCAACATCCAGTATGGTAACGGCGTCTTCGTTGCCGTGGCGAATAGCACGGGATACGACCGAGTGATGTCCTCTGGCGCGCCGGTCACTAACTACCCATTTGTACCCTACGCGGTAGAACATCTTCCATACAGTTCCAAAGTCGTCGCCGGCAACTACTCGGTTACTCAAACCGACATCTGCACCACAACGCCAGGTTCCGGCGTGATTGCGTGTACCGGCACAGATAGCCATATTTCTAGGAGTTTCTTGCCCGTCGACACGAGCGCCGATTCTAGCCACGTTGTAGGCACCGACGACCCGCGACTGACCGACGCACGCGCCTCAACCAATACGCTCGTATGCGGTGGAAACATCGTCTGCTCTCAGCGTACTGGCACCGGAACCAACACCGCCACGGCGACCGTCTCTTCACTGGCGCTTTCCGCCAACGGCACCGCATTTGGAACGTCCCTTGCGACAGGCCAGATCACCGCTGGCGCGGGCATCCAAATCATCAAGCAGACAGGCACAGGGACCGGCACGGCCACGGTATCAAGCGCCTCGACCACAGACACAATCACCGTGATCAATACCACCCTGGCCGGTATCACTGGCTCAGGTACAAAAAACTACTTGCCGAAGTTCACGACTACTACAACATCTACCGCAACGTCAACTGAGACGTCTACCGCCGAAGGAAACTCTCTCATCTATGACAATGGTATAGCTGTCGGGGTGAATACCACACAGCTCTGCTACATGGGAACGAACACAGATGTGTGTTCATGGAACCCTGTGATCTTCTCATTGCAGACCTATGCAGGAAAATACCAAATGGTAGACGGTGGCGCGAGTTCACAGTCTTGGAACTTCGTGCAGAACAACGGCTCTGGAAACCCGATCCGATTCGCTGCCATGAATGCGATAATGGGTGGGTCTGCTGGAAGTGAAGTGGGAGCCATTCGGTTCTACGCCAAGCCATCTGCTAGCAGCGTCGCGCTTGTTGGTACGTTGAATCCTACAAATTGGACAATGGCGGGCAGCAACTACTTCGCGGCTCAAAGCTACCAAGTTCTTGGCTCCACCTCCGGCACCGTCACAATCCAGCCCGCCGCCACTGCTGGCACGTGGGCGCTCACTCTCCCCACCACGGCTGGCAGTGCGAATCAGGCCCTTCACACCGATGGCACTGGCGTAGCCTCATGGGCAAGTGACGTCGCGGCCAACACCGCCATTACTGCCTCCGGCGCAACAAACAAGCTCGTGCAGTACGACACCAAGGGGCTCGTGGTCAGCGGCACAACCGCAGGCAACGCCGCAACCAAGGATGTAGGGACGACTGCGGGCACGGTTGCGGCGGGGGATGACTCGCGAATTGTGAGCGCGCTGCAAGCGCTCCCCCCACCCTACTACACTGCCACCGGCAACCTCACTGGCACTGGCACCGGGACCGCGACGGCGAGCACGACCGCCACGAGCACCGGCACTCTTATCGTCACCGCCACCGTCACCGGGACTGCGACCGGCGCGGGCACAGGCACCCTCACAGGCACGGGCACCATCACGGCGACCGGCTACGCGACGCTGACGAAAACTGCCACCGGAACCGTTTCCGTCACGGTCACGGGGACTGGCACCGGAACGTCGACCACGACCGAGGTGAACGCCAGCATCGGCAACGCCAGCGCAGCGCCTGCACTACTCAGCATCGGGAACAGTGGGCAGACGCAGTTCGATCCGAGCGGGAATGAGGTTTCGAGTGGAACGATCAATTTGACTGGTGCGGGTACGACACTAGCCGCAGGTATTAACGGGGCCAAAATCACGTTAAACAGCGGAACTTACGCACCCGCAATTGGATTCAACGCGACGTACTCAGGCTACCAAATGAAGTATGGTCCGGGCAGCAACAATCAGTACGGAATGGCGCAGCTCTATGATCAATCTGTGGGGGCTATGAACTTTTACACGTCGCTCACTCCCGGTTACTCAGGGATGAATTTTACAGGTACCTTGGTCGGACAGCTCGACAGATTGGGCGACTTGTTGCTGTATGGCGCGCTGACCAGCACCAATTTGACTAATAATGGCCACGCCATCGCCGATCTACTCCTGCCAGCCGCCGGCGTCTGCTCTGCCGGCCAGGTACTCACCTACCTGACCACGGGCGCCCCAACCTGCGTAACCAATGGCTCTGGCACTGGCATCGGGTGTAGCGGAACATGCTCATCACCAAGCTTTGCCGTGTTCACCGATTCCACGCATGTCACGAACGCCCCGTACACCCCGCTTGGGCCCAACGGGGTCAACGGCACTCACGTTACCGCAATCAACGTTTCCGACGGCCTGGTGACGTCCGTCGGCTCGCTCAGTTCGTCGGACGTCACCAGCGCCCTCGGGTCGGTCGTCACTGCGGGCACGTACACCAAGCTCACCGTTAATGCGTCCGGGCTCGTGACCAACACTGCGAACATTGGATCTTCGGACGTGACCACGGCGCTGGGGTATACGCCAATGAATGTCACCGCCGACCACGTGGTGAACGTGTACTCAGCCGCAAATGCGGCGGACAGATCGGCGGGAGTCGGCGTGTGCACCACTCTCGCGTCAGTTTCCGTTACGTCGACTTCTACGGCGTCGCAGTTCGTCGTCAACGGAATGCTGACAGGGCACACAAACTCATCCGCAACCTACATCTGCGGGCTCTACCTGTCCTACGACAGCACTGCGATTGCATACGGGATGAGCAGCCCAGGTAACACTGCCCCATTTAATATCAGCGCACAAGGAACAGTAACCCTGGCGGCTGGGAATCACACCGTGTACTTGTCGCTGTGCAACCTGTGGTCAGGTGGCGGGCTGACTTGCTATAGCAACAAGTCATCCAACGTCTGGGAAGACGCGCAACTAACCGTGCAGCAGTGGGGGCACTAGGAGCTAGCGGGTATAGTGGGAGAAATCACGGTGAAAGCTCGATGACTCGTGATCGTCATATGGGAGGCCCACGCCGAGCCGATCAAACGAGTGAGGAGTAGCGCAGCGCCATGTTTCCAAACGAAAAGCTTCTGAACTACGGGGTGGCAGTCGCCATCCTGTTTCCGCTGATCGGATTCCTGCTTTGGGCCGGTCGGTCCATCGTCAAGAGCCTTCTCGTGCACATAGACGAGTTCTTCAAGGGCGTGCTCGAACAGCAGAAGGAGGGCACGGCGGCGATGAAAGAACTCGCGCGGGCCTTCACCGGCATCCGCGAGAACTGCCTTGCGTGCAGGGTGGATTCCGTCTCTGTCCTTCGGGATGCAGAGGAGCGGCTTAATCAGAAATTCGTCGAGGTCACCTGGCAGGCGCACGACAAGACCTTTGCAGACATTGAAAAGGGTTTTACCACTCTCGGGGCGCGCTTCGACACGGCCCTCACGGGCGCAGCGACGTCGATACGAGCCAGCAACGAACGTCTCGTGCAGGAGGCTGAGAACCGGCGCCTGCGTGATGAGAATGAGGAGCTGAGCCGCCCGCATGACGTGACGGGCGCCACCCCCAGGCCGGTGCGTGGATGAGCAAAGACGGCGTTGATGTGATCGTCCGTAGGCTCGACGCCATGGAGCGCGAGCGTGTGGAGGACATGGCGGCCATTGGGGCGCGACTTGACGTTCTGACCGAGGCGCACAAGCGGTGCGTGGCGCGCTGTTGGGTTGGCTCCCAGGACCAAATCAGGAAAGCCGACACGCAAAATCTGCGTGAGC